TAAGTTTCCTAATGTTTTTGTTGATGGTACAGGATGGGGTGCTGGCACATGGGGCGGAGGAACATGGGGTTCTACCAGTTCATTAAGTAACCTCAACCAATTACGTTTGTGGTCACTGGACAGTTTCGGAGAGGACCTGTTGTCCTGTGTCCGTGCTGGTGGAATATTTTATTACGACAGCAGTGCAAATACTTTGGGCACAGACCGTGCGGTGGCTTTGACTGCTTTGACCGGGGCTAACTTTGCGCCTACTAAAGGTTTACAAGTTTTGGTATCAGACGTGGATCGACACGTCATTGTGTTGGGCTCTGACCCTATCAACGACGCTGGTACGGCTAGAACAGGGTCTATTGATCCGTTGCTTATTGCTTTTTCTGATCAGGAAAACCCTGCAGAATGGCAACCAAGGTCAGACAATACGGCTGGTTCGTTACGATGTTCTGCGGGTTCTGAAATTATAGGCGGACTGCGAGCACGTCAGGAAACGTTAATCTGGACAGACGTGGCTCTTTACAGTTTACAGTTTGTGGGTCCTCCGCTCACGTTTGGTTTGAACCTCATTAACGAAGGTGTAAGTTTAATTGGTCCGAACGCCACGGTTAACACTCCAGCAGGAGTATTCTGGATGGACAAAAAGGGGTTTTACACGTACACCGGGGCAGTGAGTCCTGTGCCGTGCAGTGTTCATTCTTACGTGTTTGACAACATGGAAGAAGGCCAAGCCTATCAGTTTTTTGGTTTTCTTAATAAACAATACAACGAAGTCGGTTGGTTTTATTGCGGTCCAAGTTGCAACACCCCAGACCGCTACGTCACTTACAATTATGTGGAGCAATCCTGGGCAATTGGGTTGTTAGAACGCACGGCATGGTTGGACGAAGGCATTGTTGCTTTTCCACGGGCTGCGGGCAAAGCCAGTTCTACTCCTTATCTGTACCAACACGAGACGGGCAACGATAACGATGGCTCTCCTATGGACAACGTGTACATTGAGTCTGCTGACTTTGACATTGGGGACGGCGAACAATTTCAATTTATCAGACGCATGATTCCTGACGTAAAGTTCACAGGTAACGGCGGTACGGGTCAACAAATTAACGTGGTGCTTAAACAACGTAATTATCCGGGCGATTCGTTAAGCACGGACCAGACAACCAGTTTCACCGCTTCTACTACGAAAATAGACATGCGGGCTCGTGCCAGACAAGCTGCTTTGCGGTTTGAATCAGACGACGATGCTGCTGTTGGAATTCGAGAGGGAGTCGGTTTCAGGGTTGGCGCTACCCGGTTAGATTTACAGCCTAACGGCCGCAGATGAGCAAGCTTTTACAGGGCCGATTACCCTTTGTTGTAGGGGAAAATGTGCCCCCAGAAACGTTCAATCGGACTGTACGTTTACTGGAAATAAGTTTAGACTCTTTTGATCCGGATTCTACTCCGCAGTTTACTGCTGCAGAGCTTGATAAATTCGACTTTCAGGCGGGAGATGTAATCTGGAATACGACTGTCGGGTCTTTGCAGGTGTACACTGGATCGGCTTGGGTCGAACTATCTTCTCCGTCTACGTCGGGGTTAAGCGCCACAGGTGGCATAGGAACTGTTCAGGTGATCACGGGCGGTTCAATAGTTGTGACATTATAGAGAGGGCGTATAACAAAAGATGGCAGAAGCAGCTTTAAAATACGACGAGTTCGAAGACTTTGATGACATAGAACCTGTCCAAATACCTGCGGGAGGTATTGCAACTTTTCTTACAGCCCGAGAGGGTATGTTTGCTGACGATGACGACGATGAATTACCCTCTGGTGGTATTGCATCGGTTAAGCAAGTAGCCGACAAACTTGCTGAATACGGACGCCATGAAGACGAATACATGGTTCACGCTGCGGAAGGCGAGACGGTTATCCCGATGGAGGTCTTTCGCAAAAATCCTATACTGAAAGAAAACATATTCCGACAAATGCGCGACATGGGCCTTGAGCCAGAGCGTTATGTTGTTGGTAACGAACTGAATTCAATTAACCCAGTTACAGGGCAACCTGAGTTTTTTCTTAAAAAACTATTTAAAAAACTAGGCAAATTTCTTAAAAAAGCCGTATCCGTTGTATTACCCATTGTAGGAGCTATTTTCTTAGGTCCTTTGGGCGCTTCTTTGGGAAGCGGTATAGCAACCTTGATACAAGGCGGCAACCTTAAAGACGCATTTAAAGCGGCTGCTTTAAGTGGATTAACGGCAGGTGCTATGAACGCCATTGGTGGTGGTATATCCGCAGTCAAAGAGGGCGGAACGTTTTTGGCTGGCGCTAAAGAAGGTGCTTTAGGGTCTGGAGGATTTACTCGAACGTTTGCTGAAGCTACCGCAGCAGGTAAAGCTGTAGGAGCACAAGCGGCGGCCTCTTCTGCGGCTGCAGACGCTTTGTCGGCAGCGGGCGGGCCAGCTATCGATGCAAGTACAGCTTTTGGAACCACCCCCGCTGACGCGGTTACGGCTGCTTCTAAATTCGAAGCGTTAAGCACCAAACTTGCTGCAGACGGGCTGTCTGGAGACGCGATACAACAAATTGTAAACGAAGGCTTAAACAAAGGCATGAGCCTTGATCAAATTTTGGCTTCACAAAACGTTCAATTCCAACCTGCAAAGTTTTTGACTTTTGAGGGATTACCTGCAGATGGCACGGCAGCAGAACAAATAGCTGCTAGAGAAACTATTTTAAAGTCAGGAACCCCTAGGCTTGATCCCGTGGGCAGTGCGCAAAAGATTGAAACAATTGATTTAGTGACGCCGGAAAAAACAGTTGGGCCGAAAACTGTTGTTGCTAAAGTAGATACGGGCACCCAGATTGAAACAACTTTTGCTGACGGTACTACGACAACAGAACCAAAAATATTAGACACTTACGACTACAGTGGAAGAGAACTTACGCCGCGCGAACTTGCTCGAAGGCAAGCCATAGAAAATCAAATGTCCCTTGACCCTGTGCAGACTACAACGGATACCGCTCAAGGTACAGCAGGTACAGCAGGTACAGCAGGTACAGTTGGAGGGGCGGAGGTTAGTGGTCCGGAAAGGGCTACCGGTGTAGGCCCTGAAGTTGACGTTTCTAAAACTCTTACTGAAATATCAGTTCCGGGCATGAAGGAAAGTGCTCAAAAAATTGTTGGAATCGGCGGAGAATTTAGGCCGATTGAAGGAATGAAAGAACTTTTCGCTCCACAATTGAGTGTCAAACGACAAGCCTTAGAAATTGCGCAAGGCATGGCAAATCGTGGAGAAATTACACAAGCTATGGTGAGGGCACGTGCAAGAGAATTAGCAGCGGCCGAGCTTACTGGAATCGGAGGTTTTGTTAGAAAGTTTGGCCCGGCTATTGGTGGAGTTATGGCTATCGATGCTTTGCAAGGGCAGGAAAACCCAGAATCTCTTGACATGTCTCAAGAAGGAATCAGTCAGGCATTGACGTTGCTAGAAGAAAACCCGGAACAGTACCGTTCATTCCAAAATTTAGCGATACGCGGTGGTGGTCAATTCACTCCATTTAAAATAGAACCTATTTACAGTGAACCGCTAGGCACTACGACTTACCAATCGGTAGCCGATGTTGCTACTGGCGGCGGCATGAACATAGAAGATTTTCCACCCCGCATAGGAAGAATATCTGGACCCGGCACAGAAACCTCTGACGACATTCCCGCCATGCTTTCTGATGGCGAGTTTGTAATGACTGCTGAAGCAGTCCGAGGTGCAGGAAACGGTAGCCGTGAAGCGGGTATGCGTAACATGTATCAAATGATGAATCAATTTGAGGCGATGGCCTAATGGCAACTGAAGAACAAATAACCCGGCAATATGTCTACGAAGACCCGGCGATAGCTGCATACAAGCTGGGGCTTTACCAAGACGCACAAGATTACATGAAGAAGATGACGGATGCGGGAGTCTTACCTCCTACGCAAGCCGTTGCTGGCATGACTGCAGACCAGTTAGCTGCTGGGAATATATTAAGGTCCGGGATTGGCGGCTATGAGCCTTATTTGCAAGGTGCGTTGCAATCAGCACAGGCCGGGCAAGCTGCAATAACCGGCGGAGCATTACCGGCCATACAGGAAGCCATGCAAGGACAGCGCCTTGGCATGAGCACGTTGCGTGATGCACAATCTTTGGCGGCTGCTACAAGAGGACAACCTTATCAAGCTCGTGACGCAGCAATGGCTGGATTACAGGGTGCTGAACAACTCGGACGACGGGCCGCTTCGGATGCGCAAGCTCGTTTAGGTCAAGGTGCTGAACAAGCTAGGGCTCTAGCTGGTGATGTGGGAATCGGTGCTTTGGGCACTGCACAGGCACTTGGTGGACAACTTGGCGCGGCAACACGAGGCGGCATACAAGCAGCACAACGTGGACAACGTGGCGTACAAGCAGCACAACAACAACTCACTGACGTAGCAGGTCGTTTTGACCCTGCAGCGGCAGAGGGCGGCATCGCGTCTTTTATGGACCCGTATACACAACAGGTCATTGACGCAGAACAGGCTGAAATCGCTCGATTAGGCGAACAGCAAAAACGCCAAGCTCGAGGGCAACAAATAAAAGCCGGAGCCTTTGGAGGTTCCAGGGGTGCTATTCAGGAAGCTGAAATAGGTCGAAATGTATTAGAACAACAAGCACGGACCGGGGCACAACTTAGAAGCCAAGGTTATCAACAGGCTGCACAACAGGCACAGCAAGCTTTTGAACAGTCCAAAGGACGACAACTTCAGGGTGCAGGACTTACGGGTCAGTTAGCTGGTACGGGTGCTCAATTAGGTATGTCAGCTCAACAACAGGCTGCAGCGAACGCACGAGCGTTGGCACAAAGCGGTTTAGCAGCGCAACAGCTACGCGGACAGACGGGACTACAGGCCGGTGCTATGGGGCAACAGGCAGCCCTACAAGGCGGCCAGCTAGGTCTCTCTGCAGCACAGATGGCGCAACGCGGCGCACAGGCCGGGGGCCAATTAGGATTGCAATACGGACAATTAAGTCAGGCTGATGTAGCACAACTTGCTGCAATGGCTGGACAACAAGGTCAAATGGCACAGGGCATCGGCGCCTTAGCCGGTCAGGCAGGACAGCTTGGCGGCAGGTTGGGTGCGCTGGGACAGGTTCAAGCCGGTCTTGGACAACAGGCTCAACAGCAACGAGCCTTTGACGCTTCACAACTTATGGGTTACGGCGGCACTCAACAGCAGCAAGCACAAAACGTGCTGAATGCTCAGTTTGCTGCCGAACAGGCTGCCTACCAGCAACCGTTCCAGCAACTCGGATTTATGGCCGACCTAACTAAAGCGTTACCTTCCTCGCAAAGTGCCATATTCCAACAAAGCTCACCTAGTCCGGGCTTTGGTCAGCAAGTAGCTGGTCTGGCAATGGGGGCAGCCGGTTTAGCGAGGGCTTTCTGATGATGAGAGAACGACTACCGCAAGGATTGGAAAATTTAATCCAAAGCATCGGGGACATGCCAATACCTGATAACGGGGAGGCTGATATTTCTATTAAGATTCGTGGAAACGACGTGATGGAGCGACCCATGTTTGCTGATGGAGGAGGCGCAAATAAATTCCCTGACCTGAGTGGTGACGGCAAGGTTACACAAAAAGACATTTTGATGGGCCGTGGCGTCATACAAAAGCAAGCCGGGGGACCTATTCCAGACATGCCGATGCAAGCTCAAGCAGCACCCCCTGCAGAAGAAGTAATGCAATTAGAACAGGTAGAGCAACAAGCTCAAGCGGAAGGTGAGCAGGTTGGTCTGGATTATTTAGCTAAAACTATGGACGGCATCGACGCGGCTGAAGATGTCGAAGAAATGATAAATGCTATGCGTGGTAATGAGATGCCTCTCGAAGCACGGCGCATGGAACTAGCCGAGTTTGTTGGTCGAGACGACGCCATGGCAACCCCGGAGGCTGTACTAGCAATGGTACAACCTACGATCATGTTAAGTGAAGAGGGTGCCATGAACACGGGTATTGGTGACCTGATGCGTCAAATGACCGAAGATGTAGACATGGCTACGGAAGGCGGCGCACCTACCGATATGGGGGAAGGGCTGGGCGGCTTGATGATGGCTGGCGCACCAATGCCACAGGAACCGGTGCAAGGCTTTGCCCAAGGCGGTGCCGTAAAAAAGTTTTCCAATGGCGGTAAAGTAGCGCATTTGCAAAAGGGCAGCGGGCCTTTTTCGACTACGAACACGGGCGGGGGTTTTTTGGATTTTGACGTGTTAGGTGGATTACCGGAAGAGCTACGAAGCGATATAAAACCAATTGACCCAAGAAAACTAGCGGAAGCTTACCCTGAACGACTTGAACTTTATAAACAAATTATAGGCGAAACGGATACGGATAGACAAAGAGGCTTAGACTTAGCACAAGCGGGTTTTGCTTTAGCTTCCGGTATCGATCCTTCTACTGGTAGGAATATTGCTGGCAGACCTTTTCTTTCTCAAGTTGGCGCGGCGCTTACCCCCTTTGCAAAATCGCAATCGGAAAGATTGGCGGAACAAAGACGAACAGAAAGAGCGTTGGCTCTGTCGGCTATGCAAGCAACGGAAAAGGAACTAACCGATTTGCGGGCTGCAGAAATTGAACGTGGCAATCAGTTAATTGGTATGGAAGGCAGCAGCGGTCTTTCTAAATTAGGTATTTTAGGCGGATTAAGAAAGATTGAAGCAGATTCTTTTTTCGCACAAGAAAGACAGGACACTCAAAACACGTTTAATTTATTGCGAGACGAAGATAGGCAAGCTTTTCAAAAAGAAATACAGAAAGCCGACCAACAGTACGACGCGAAAAAACAAGACATTCAAAACAAGTTTACCAGTGCGCTGTCAAAACAGGATTTTCAACAAGCGGGTAAATTACAAGCCCAAAATTACTTGGAGGATTTAGGCCGCATAGAACGAAAACATGAAGTTCGCAAACTAGAAATAGCTCAAGATTTTGCAAACAGAAGAACTTTAATGCGCGACGAGGATGGCTATACCAGAGGTCAGATTGAGTTAAGAGGTGGTATATCACAAGCGTTGCAGGACGACGCACAAGAACACGCTACGTTGTATCAGCAAAATCAAAACGATTTTATTGCAACGGAAGCCGAACTCGATAGAGATTTGACAGAAAACCAGTTTGACGCAGCTCAAGACTTAAAAAGAGAATACTTTGATCTTGCCAGAGAAGAACATGTTTATAAAAAGAACATAGGCCCTAGCTTAAAAGACGAAAGAAGTTGGTGGGGTCGTTTTGTGGGACAACCAAAAGAAACGCAAGCTAAACGATTACAAAATTTAAATGAAAGAAGATTGCAGTTAGAAAACGAAATGCGGGCTACGGGCATGAATTTAGACGAATTTAAAACAAGAACTAATTTCTTTTTGGCTCACCAAGGTCAAATGATTGATTTAGAAATTGCAAATCGTCGAGAATTAATGGGTTTGATGGAATCTTTACAACCGCAAAATCTCGCATACGGTTCAACTAGTGAACAATACCAACTAACCGGGAATCCTCAACTGATTAGAGCTTACGCCGAAGGCCAAACAATACCCGGTTTTGAGTCCAGTATTAATGCCTTGTATGGCACAAGCCGACGAGATTCAGTTACCGGAGATATACTGACTCCAGCTTTACCACCTGCTTTACGTTCAGCAATGGAGCTAAGAAAAAAACGAGGGTTTGTTGTTCCTGAAATACAAGGATTTGCAAACGGTGGCGAAGCCTACTTGACAAGCCGCCCAGAAGGTCCGTTTCAAGAAGGAACTCTCTTTGATCCTATTACTGCTCGCGATGTTGGTGGAACTATGCCAATGGTTGCTGTTGATGAAACCGAGGAGAGAACGTTCGATCCAAGGATCACTAAGGATGTTGCAGACATCACGTTGGCTACCGGCACACGTGAAGCAATTGGTGGTATTGTCGGTGGTGTTGCGAATTCAATAGCCAACGTAGTTTTTGGCGGCGAAGCAAGTCTTGGAAGAGACGTAAAACAAGCTCAAAAAGCTGTTGAAACGTTAGGAACGGTAGCTACAACCACACTGATGGCAGCGATACCCGGAAAAGACAATGTTGAACTGCAACGCATGTTAAAACAACTACAGGTTACTCCAGGTACATTTAATCTGCAGGATGACGAAGCGTTGGATTATTTCCGTATTGCAAGAAACACAATGGATTTAGGTATCGAAAATCAATTGGACTTGCAAGAAAACGCCACTCTTTCTCAGAAAGAACGTGTTAAAGTCAAAGAAGATATTGCTCAAATGAACGCTATAAGAGCCGAGTATGACAACGTTATCAAAGCTTATGAAACTAAACTGTTGCCGTCAGAAGACGTGTATAAAGAGTTAGACAAGTTCTTCAGATAACATGGCAATCCCACTTACTTATCTGCCGTCCACCTTAACTAGCACCACTAGTAATTTATCTCAGGAAGAAAGAGAGGAGCTAGAGCGTGTTCGGGGTGCCTCAAAAGAACCGATTAACTTTGATTTTAGCGGGGCTTACGAAGAGCTTCGAGACAAAGGTTTTGACGAGCGAGTAGCTGTTGACACAATTGCTCGTAAATTAGGCGAAAAAGCAAATTTTGATGTGGCCGGTGCTCGTAAAGCGGGTTTTACTAACGAACAAATTGTTGCCAAATTAATTGGCAGAGATCCCGATGACCTCGAATCTTCTCCGGGTTACACCGCATTAGAGGGGGTAGCCAGAGGTGCGGCAGAAGGTTTTATTCCGGGTGCTGCAGGAGCTTTAGCTGCCGCCGGTTTAGCGGCTACGCCAGTCGGCGCTCCGATTATATTTGGTGGGGCTTTACTTACCAGCATGTTAGTAGGAGCCACGGGTGTCGGCAAAAAAACAGAAGAATTGTTGTTTGACGAAAGACAACTTTTACCGGGCGAACGAGCTTTTGATGTAGGTGGCCGGTTACTTGGTGCTGTTGCAACGTTGAGCCCACAGACAAAAATCGCAGCAGAGGCGATCCCCGAGGCGGTAGATTTTGGTTCGAAACGATTAATGCAACGTCATTTGGAAAACCGAGTCAACACGCTTTCCGAAGAGGCTGCAGCCGCTGCCGCTGGCAAAGCACCGAAAGTGCCCGGTCAAGTTAAACGTCGAGAGTTTGCAGAAAAACTAGTTGAAAGTCTTGGAAAAACGGCGCGTGACAAAAACATGGCGTCTTTTACCGCAGGGGAAGTGGTGTTATCCACTATCCCGGCTGTTGCCGAGGGTTTTGCAGAAGCCATTGCTCCGGGCGATGATGCATTACGATTAGGTTTTGGTATTACTAGTTCTGTCATACCGAATCCGGGCCTTATCGCTGCACGTGGCGTGGCGCAAGGAACAAAGGCCGCTGCGGCAGACGTTAAAGACAAAGGGTTTTTTCAATCTGCAAAAGGCGGTTTCGGCGCTAGAGAAGCCATTAGCGATAGAAGAAGCAACGCTGCTGCCTCGTATTTAGCACAAGCTTTTCAAAACTCAGGCATGGACCCTGCAAAATTTGCCGATGAGCTAGACCGTTTGGCAGCCCAAGACCCCGAATTGGCAAAGTTTTTAACTCCCGGTCAATTAGCAAACGATCCTCTTTTGTTGATTTTTGAAGCATCTGCTCGTAAAAACAACCCTGTTTTAAACCAACAAACTAAAAATGCAGGGGAACAAGCTAACTTACAACTTGCGCGTTACATCACTGCTTTAAAAAACATAGAGTTCCCAGACGATGGAAACGCAAAGCGTTTGAAGCAAGAGGCTTTGGCGTTGGCGGCTAAACTTGAACAAGAAGGTATTGAAAAAAACCTAATTAACTTGCTGGATTCACATTTAATTCCTGCAGCGGCAGCAGCAGATCGTTTGCCTTTAGTCAGACAGGGTTTAACCGACGTTGAAATAAAAGTTAATCAGGGAACTATTTTGAAAGAAGCGGCACAAAAAGCTTTAGACCAAGCAAAAGATGTTCAAAAAGAACTTTATAAACAAGTGGACACCAATATTGAAATAGACACACGACCCTTGTTGGAAGCTTACTTTCGTTTACGTGGGGAGGGTTTGTTAAGTCCAGGTGATGAAATAAACGATGTTTTACTCAACAACTTAAAAATTTTTGGTTTGGGTGCCTTGGACGATGAAGCAGCAAAGCTTAGTGCGCAACTTAATAAACAAATAAAAACCTTACAAAATAAAAACAACACTCTGGGTAGAAAGTTTCAAGAAGCTGCGGAAAAAGATCCCGATGCGTTTGGTGAGTTTGATTTTCTGGTGGACAGCAGAAGAGGCCCAGAAGCAGCGGGTTACGACAAAAGACTTGCGGCCGTTGAAACCAATTTAGATCAAGATTTACCTCAACGCACTAAAAACAACGTATTAAAATTAACAAAACAAGCGCAAAACATGCGTTTGAACGATGCAAATATTCAAAAATTAGAAAATGAATTAGCGGATTTAGCACCACGTCTTGCGGATCTTGAGCAACCGTCTACCGGAACTTTAACAGAGGTTTTAGCGTATCGACGGGATATTAGAAAAATGTTACGAAACAAAAGTATTGGGATTGATCCGGGTGTAGACGTTGCGGTTCTAAGTGTTTTACATGACGGCGTTACAAAAGCGATTAATCGAATGACACAGGGTTCAAACGACCCGAACATGCAAGCGTTGCGTAACGCTGAAACTTACACAAAAGCCATGCACGACACGTTTTCTCGCAGTTTTGCGGGAGATTTGACCAGAAAGGCGCGTGGTGGCGATTTTATTGACGCCGACGATGCATTAATAAAAACGTTTGCAGGAAGCAATGCGTCTGCTTACAGAAGGTCAATGGATATTCTGGAAGCGATGCGTTTTGAAGGCGTTCAAGACGAAGCTTTGTTTGGCACAGTGCAGGGCGCGATGGACGCTTTTTTAAGAAATCGGTTAGCTGCTCTTGCAACCGACGCAACCATCGTCAATCCCATAAACAACACAAAACAAACAATTAAAAAACTGACCCCTGCTGCTATTGAAAAATTCAAACAGGATTACAGCGAACTGTTAAAAACTATTGACCCCGACGGTGTCTTACTAAATGACTTGAACGATTTAAATACGGCTCAAGTTGCCTTAGAAGCGGCGCTTAGTCAGACTTCCCAACGTTATGCCACCCACTTAAAAGAGGCTGCACTTGGCCGGTTTTTAAAAGCCGACAGTGCAGAAGCAGCCATAAACGACGTTTTATCTGGCAAAACCCCTTTATCCGGGTTACAAAAAATTGCTCAACATATAAATCGAGCCCAAGATATAAGCGGGGACGAAATTAAAGATTTGCAAGAAGGTTTGTTTTCTGCTGTGTTAGGCGGTGCGATGACTCGGCCGGGAGTAACCAAACCAGACGGGACTGTAAACTTTTCTAAACTTTACGACATTCTTTTTGACACGGCAGCCACCAAATCAACAAACGGAATTACGGAATATCCTGCGGATGGACCCAGCATTTATAACGTTTTGGAAAAGGCAGGGGGTGTTGGCGGCGCAGAAGTTGACAAGTTAAAAGACTTTTTACAACGCGGAAAAAACTTACAAGAAGCTTTAGACGGAAGTGTCGATGAATTTGTAAATTTTAATGAAACAGATGCAATGAAGGATTTTTTTGCTCGGTTTGCGGGCGCACAAATTACTTCTGAATTAGCACAAGCCGTGGGAACTTCTCCGACTATTCAAACAACCGGCGCAGGTGCTCAACTATTAAGAAACCAGTTTATCAATGTGCCTCAAATGGTTTTCCGAGACATCTTGGTTAACGTGTCCAGACCCGGAGAGGCCACTGAGCTTGCTCGTTTGTTGCGAAAAGGCGCTAGTCAAGAAGAACAGGGTAGAGGCTTGCAAAGAGCGGCCGTTGCTATTGCTCGGAACATTCTGGGCAGTCCAAGCTACTTAGCTAGTATCGGTGTACGAAGCGTTGATCGTGCGGAGATCGAAAAATACCAACAAGAAAGGGAAGCATTCATGGGAAATGCTCCTGAAGTTGTTGAGCCTGTAGCTCCTATTGCGCCACCAGCGCCACCAGCCGCCGCAATGACTACGCCAATGCCGCAGCAACCTGTGGGACAAGCTATGCCACCACCGGCTCCCACTGATCCGAATCTAAGACAACGCTACGCAGCGATGTATCCTAACGACCCCATCTCTGGGTTGATCGAACAACAAGCTATGCAGACAGGTATCGGCACACTACCTAACTAAGCCACTCCTTGGTTTCTTCGCCCAACACCTGAGAAGCCAGACTAACCTTATTTTTTAATGCTTTGATGATCTTTTCATCGACGGTGTTTGGACTGACCAGATCGACATATAGAACGTGGTGTTCCTGACCAATTCGATGCGCACGGTCCTCTGACTGTAGTCGTATTTCAAGATCGTATGAATTATTGTAATAAATGACGTTGGTTGCTTCTGTCAGGGTTAATCCATAACCACCCGTCTTTGGGTTAGCTACCAGAAAACGCAAATCCGAGTCCGGGTCTTGGAAGTCTTTTACAATTCTGTCCCGGTCTTCTTGTGCAGTTTGTCCGTAGAACACGTCCGACGAGTCATGCCCATACCGAGTAGCCAAGGCATCCGCGATACGGCGAATGTCCCAGACATATGATGCCCAGATAATTACCTTACCCATCATCTCGTCCACAACG